ACGTACTATTAGTAAAGCCTGTTGGTAATGACCCAGCGCATGTTAGAGCCACACTGAAGTTGTTTGTGATCACACCTACGGTTGCAGCTGTAGCAGTTACTAAACCTGTAGCAGTAGCGGTACTCCAACCTGAGGCTGCGTTAATTAATGTGCTTACTTGAGTGACAATAGCGGCTCTATCGAATGTACCATCTAATACTGAACTTGAAGTAGTACTATCTGGGAATGTTACGGTTAGAGTTACAAGGTCTTGACTATTGTCTACACCAGCCGTAGCTACAGATATTGAGTCACTTAAGTTTCCACCAAACTCAGTCTCAGTATAGTCAGTACTATCATGAGTAGTTTTATAGCTGATTGTTATATTATTATGGTTACCACCAACTCTTGATGTAAGTCTTACAGCGTTGCTGTTAGTTGATACAGTATAAATAGAACTGCTATCTCCGTTAAACTGAGCTAAAGCAGAGAGTTTAGTTACGATATCGTCTCTAATATCTGCTGTAGCGGTCTTACCTTTTGTTAACGTTATTGTTTGATCTATAGCCGCATGAATACCACTGGCTTCTGCTGATTGTATTCTCATAGATATTGCAGGACTAAGACCCGCAGATATACCATATACACCCACGCCCGCTGTAGTAACATTTGTTGTTAGGTTACTTGTAGCACCACCACTAATAGCAAATGTACTAGTGTTAAATGTTCTAGGTCCTGGTACGTCTGAGGTTAAAGTTAATACATTCGTACTAGCTGTTGCAGTAAAGTTTCCTAAAGCAGCGTTAGTGTTTATGTAATCTCTTACAGCAGCAACAAAAGTTGTCATGTTAATTGTTGCGCCATCAGCTTGATCGGTTCCTAATATAACTACAGCAGGAAAACTAACGTCACCTATACCATGCGATGCGCTACCTTTTATAATAGCGCTGGCTCCACCATCAAGGTAAGTGCTTTTATCTCTATCGTATGTAAACGTAGCAGAAGAAGGAAATGTTAGAGTAGTTATTTGGTTAACTACAACAGGTCCGGAGTTTCCGGATATTGTCATATCAACTACTTCTCTTGTATCTGTTGTAAAACTTGAAAACGTTCCTATAGATACAGTCTTCTTTGCTTTAGTACCCACAGTTCCTTTAGGGGTTTTACCGTTTATAGTTACTACTGCTTGTTCTTTACGGCCTCTATTAATATAGCCGAAGTTACCACTGTTTCCAGTTAAAGCAACAGTAGCTGTAGGGACTCCACCACCTTTTATTGGGCCCATGTCTGCTGACATAACACTTTCAAGATCACGTATAGTCCATGTATTATCTCTATAGTTATACAATAAAGCTTCATCAAGCTCACCACCTATAGAGTCTAGTGTTGGATAACAAATCCATATCTCGTTTTCAGGATGGTTATGTAATAACTGTAATTGTTTTTCGTGAGTAGGATTAAGGTTATCTTTAAAGTAATTTCTTATTCTAGCATCTGCTAATGATTGGATATTTCCTGGGTTACCAGAGAATAAATATATATCGTTACTTCCAATTACAAAATGCTTACCATCGAATTCAACAATACCGCCGGTTGTAAGACATCCATACTCATCTGTTACAGGAGTAAAAGACACAGGAGCAACTATATTTCCTGTAAGTCTCATAACATGTATAGCATCTGTTGAATAGATATACATATTACCTTGTAGTGACTTCATATCTTGAATAACACTTGTCTCAGACAGAGTAAACTCATCCGCTGTTGATACGCCTGTAGCAAATGGATTCCAGTTATTAGGTATAGCACCAGGAGCAGCAACATCAGAGGTTCTAACAACTCCTGATAATCTTCTAACAATGTTAGCGGGAGTTACTGAGTCAACCTCAGTTAAGTTTCCTGCAACTAATAAATCTCTAAATGATTCTATAACTCCCGCTCTTACGTTAACGGGATTTCTAGATTTTATAGTTATCTTTACAGTATTAGTATTACTCAAATTACCGATAACAATAACTGTTGTGTTAGTTGAGGTGTCTGTATAAATCTGAAAGTTATCTCCACTCACTGAAGGAGTAGATCCTGGTAAATCTCCTGGTACAAAGTTAGTACCATTAAGAGTTCCACTTCCTGAAGGACTACCAGCTTGAGCGCTCTTTGAGATTGTTCCAGTTACTATAATTGAATTATTAACGAAGTCAACCTTTTGACCTAAGTCAAATACGTTACTATTACCTGTTACAAAGGTGTCATTGTAAGTAACTTGCTCAGCGTGGTAGCTATCCCAACCAGGTAGTTCAGCCAATACTATGTTATTAATGTTTGTGTTACCTGGAGTATCTTGAATGTAGTGAGGTTTTTCTATTCCGTTATTTATAATAAAATTAAAACCACCACTAAATAACGTATGCTGCCAGCCACTCGTAGTATAGGTAAACCCATTACCACTATTTAAACTAGTAGGCGTAACATCTTTCTTAGTTCCATTCTGATCTTGTATGTAAACCTTTTGTCCAACAATAATATTATTATTAAGTAGATCTACTACAAATATATAGTAACAACCGGTTGGTTGTAAGTTTGGATTCTCCCATACAGCAAAGTATCTTACTTTACCTAGAGATTTAGGATTACTCTGATCGTCTGTAATGTTATTAAGTAATAATTCCCCTTCTATTTTTCTTATAGCGCCATCCTTAAATCTTACGTTACGTGCATCTGTAAATATATTATGTGCTAATGAAACCGGAGGAGTATCTTTAACAACACCTTTACTTGCAACATCTACAATGTTTAAACCTGGATCTTCTGCCATATTTATCTCCTATGCGCATTCGCGAGCTCCAGTCGTTGGATCCATGAAACACGCTTCGACTTTGTTCTCTTCTTCAATTGGTTTAATCTCAGCCGTATCCGTCTCTTTTTCTTCCACGGCCGTAAGAATTCCGTATCTTTTACCACTGAGTCTGAACGTTGTACATCCCTTCGCCCCGCCTTTCCAGGCATCAACATAAACTTGCTTAAATTTATTATATTCAACCTCATCCCCTACATTACAGGTCTTTGAACATGCACTATCAATATAGTGCTGGGCTAATAGTAAAACAGATAAGTGCTCTTGAACAGAGACTTCGTTAGCTGTCTTACCTTCTATTCCTTTTGAGTAGGCATAATCCATTACTCGTTCAACTTTAGGTCCATCAAAAGTTTGAATTGTTCTATCGTAATAATGATTGAAGACAGGCTCAATCCCTCCTGAAACATTGTCAGCAACCAAGCTAATAGTGCCAGTAGGAGCGATAGACGTAAGGTGAGAGTTTCTGATGCCATGCTCTTTAATTAATTTCCTTACTGAGTGAGGTAAACTTCTCACAAAGTTTGATTTTAAATATAAGTCTCTATATAAAGGGAATGCTCCTTTCTCTTTTGCTAGTAAAGCTGAAGCTCTATAGCAGTTATCTCTTAAGCAGGCAAATACTTTCTCTGCCCATACCATAAACTTTTCTGACCCGTAGGGGTGTCCTAACATTTCCCCTGCATTAGCTAATCCGGTTACGCCTAGACCCATCCTACGCTTATCCTTTGCCTCATCTGACTGTGGTTTCAGGGGATATATAGTTCTATCAATAACGTTATCCATTGCTCTGACAACGTGTGGTATATCTTTTTTGAATTGATCGAAATCAAATTGGTTTTCTATATCTTCGTGAACGTACTTAGTTAGGTTAAAGCTACCTAATAAGCAAGCTCCATATGGTGGTAGTGGTTGTTCGCCACAAGGATTAGTAGCTACAATATCTTCACAATACCATAAGTTATTCATCTCTGCGATACGATCTATAAACAGAACTCCTGGTTCTGCCCAGTCCCATGTGGACTCCATAATAGTATTCCATAGCTCGTTAGCAGAAATAGTTTTATAAGCTTTATCTTCAAACATTAGTTCAAATGAGTCGTCCTTCTCGTTAGTTAATGCTTCCATAAACTTATCGGTTACACCAACACTAACGTTGAACCCAGTAAGACGGTCAGAATTACGTTTAGCAGTAACGAACTCCTCAATATCGGGATGATCGATCCTGAGCACACCCATCTGCGCACCGCGTCGGTGTCCCGAACTAGCGATGGTTTGACAGATAGAATCAAAGATACCCATAAAGGAGACCGGACCACTAGCTTGGCTGTCAAGCGATTTAATCTTGTCGCCTCTTGGCCGAATCCTTGAGAAGTCATAACCAATCCCACCGCCTCTACGCATTGTTTCAGCTGCTTCACTTGCTTTCTCCATTATTTTATTCATGCTGTCGCTAATAGTACCTGAAACAAAACAATTGTAAGCAGTCGTAATACGGTTGCTACCTACTGCAGATTGTACTCTACCAGCAGGAAGGAATCTCATATGTCCTAGTATATCTTCTAATGAATCCTTATGGTTAACGTCATCCATTAAAGCTCTGGCTATTCTTTTTATTTTCTCTTCAAAGCTTTCACCCACCTGTCGGTACTTCATCTCATCTATCTCTATAGATATGGGTGCTTCTGGTCCACTGTAATTCATTTTTTATCTCTCCTATTAAAAAAGTTTTGTCTCTAATAGGAGACACTTTGGCTATTTTGTTAAGCCTTTTTGCTTCTCGTAAGTACGTAATCCACCTATTCCTAACATGCCACCGAGTACAGGTAATAGCGTACCCATATCAAACTCTGGTAGCTCAGGTATTGATACATTAAACGTTGCTAATATAAATGTTAGTAACGGTTGTAGTATAAAGTGGTAAGCAAATGCTACTCCACAGACCCAGCCTATGAATGGTCTCCATCCTCCCTTGAAGAATGAACCACTAGCTGCTTCTGCTTTGTTTACTTCTATTTGTGATAACGCTAGTTGTTGCGCGTGCTTCTCACCCATTGTAGCTATCTCATGGGCTAGCGCTGCCTTTGCGTCTTTATCTTCTATAAACTTATCCAGCAACCCCGTAACTGGTCCTATTAAGTTTCCCAACATTTGTTTGTTCCTTAAATTTCTTTAATATTTTTTCATCATTGCAAGCAAGAACAAATTCAGTCATTGCATCGCGTCTCTCTCCTTTGAATAGGAGTTTATTGTTCTTATATAATGCGCCTTTACCGCGTTCTAATTCTATATGGTAATCTTTAAATCTATATCCATGTCTCATTTTTTAAAACTGTCATTAAGTGAATCAACAACACTATCGATATTAGGTTCTTTACCGTTAGGATCATACTTACATCTATACTCGCTCGGGCATTGGCCTTCTACAACTAACGTGAAAGTATTGTTTGCTCCTTTATATATACAGACTTGCTGTCCATTCTTAGCTTGTACTCTTTTATATCGTCTGCAAGTTACGTATTTAGGATCTTCTCGTATACCTAACCGCTTCTCTTGTTCCCAAGTCCAGTCACTGAACTTCTTAAGAAAACAAGTAAAACATTGCTTGATATTATCTGATTGAGCTAGGTATATAGTATCTTTATCTATTGCACATAAATACTCAAACGTATACTGTCCGCCTTCTTTACGAACACATTTACCCGAACTTTCCTTGGTCGACCCCCATAAGGGTAGCAGTAAACAACACCAACACACCAAGACCAACAATAAGAACCACTGTAAGCGCGACATATCCAATAACCTTTTCTCTAAATATTTTTTTATCGTAGATTTCTTTTTGTCTACGTTTACGTATCTGTCCTTCCATTCTTAACAGATCGTCCCAAGCTGCTGTACCATGACTAAACTTTATAAACTGCTGTAGTTCGTAGCGTTGTTCTTCTAGTTTCTTTTTAGCTGTAAAAGCTTGAATCGCTTCTTGTTCTATAGACCCACCCCCGAGTAACTTACGAACCATTGTAGGGTTGTTGGCTGACTTATGAACAGCATCCACATCACTGACAGCTCCCATCCATCTGGACAAGTCTTGGCTCATAGATTCTAAATCTCGCCCTGCTGCAAAAGCTTTTTTAATTCCGTTGAATGCCGTACTCGCCACACCTATTGCTGCGCTAATCGTTACTGGGTCCATGTTTGTTTCCTCTTAGGTTTCCTTCCACACAAACTTCATTTTATCTAGACAACCAATTTGTAACACTTGAGACTCAGGCTTACCTAGTTTTTTAAAATGATCTTGTAAACTAAGGTTAATAGGCTCTGAGTTAAGGTGTAAGTAAGCTTCACACTTTTCTTGTGATTTAAAACTAATAGGTTTAAACTCTTGTGTGATGATTACGTCTCCAAAATTTATGACTGCGTAAATAATAAATACTGCTATTGACTCCATCTCGGTCCTTTCTTATTGTATTACTTGTGTAAATATGCTTATTGAAAATGCGACATAACCACCTATTAAAGCGATTAATATCATTTCTAATCTTTGTAAACGTTTCTCTAATGACTGCATCCGCGTATGCATAACAGCCATATCTGTTAATACTTGTTGTGCTTGAGTGTTATCCATTAGTCTGCTGCCTTAATGGTTAGTGTACCTGCCTTTACTTGTTTTAGTATTTCTGCGTAGTCTGAGTTTTCTAAACTTCTTGGAACTTGCAGTATTCTATTATCTTCTAAAGTAACTTTAATTCCACAGGTTCTGTTCTCTGGATTCTTAATGTATTTTGCTTCTTTTATATTCATTTTATAACTCTGCTGATAATAATATGTGAGCATCTGGGTCATTGTTTTGCTCTAATTGAGAGCCATGCCCCGCCGTTAATCCACTACTAACTGTAGCATTTATTCCTAAATTTCCAGCCGTTGAAAAGTTGTCATCAATAGCAAGACCTGTTACAGCCGTAGCAGCACTTGGGTGATGAACTCTAAAACTTCCACTACTTGTCATAGTAGCATCAGTTCTCATAACAACAGGCAACATAATGCCTCCAGTATGCAAAGTAGTGCCATCATTTCTTCCCATAGTAGTTATGTTTGCGTAACCACTACCACTTGAATTATCTCTGTGAGGTAAGCGTTGGGTATAACGAAAACACTTTATTTCAGTTTGTGATATAGGCTCATGCTCAAACTCTGTTGGGTTCTGCCCTACTTCTAACTGAACTCCTGTGATGAAGAAGGTATTAGAGGTGCTATCAAAGAAACTTCCTATACCTGCTGCTCTATCATCAGCATCTTCTGCTTGCCATGTTGTTCCAAGAGTACCTCCAGTAAATGTTGAGCCACCGTGCAACCATATACTAACGTCTAAACTTCTTGCATTATCATCACCAAATGCTCCTGTGGTATCGGCTGGAAATGTTATTTCATGTCTTGCCCATGATGTTCCTACGGTGAATGTTTTACCAACGTGTCTACTATTATCTACATCATACAACTCAGCCACATATGTTTTACTTGCATTGGCTTTTGCATAGAAACTTAAAGTAAAAGGCTTTGCATCTGATGTTCCTTTTGCAAATGCTTGTAAATTTTGCCCCTCTATTCTTTGAGCAAGTAAAAATATCTCTCCTGCTGCAATAGACGTATCTGCCGTAGTGCAGTCTACCTTTAAACTGTTAGCAAATCCACTGGGAGCAGAACTGTCTTGTGTTACTGTTGCCCTACCTGCCGTAGCACTATCATAAGTGTGCCATCTATCAAGTGTGTAAACAGCACCTGTAGACCCACCTAATCCTGTATGACTCGTTCCTTTCTGTGCCACATTCATTGCACCATTGATAATGACATTCCTGTTTACTCCACCACCACCTGCATTGATGTTGCCTATTAAGCTGGCTAGCTCTGCTGCTTTGCTCATGATGGCTCCTTTGGAAAGGTTACTGATGACATATCAACTGATGCTGAAGTCGCAGTAATTACTTGATTAGCAAACTCTGAACTTGCCTTTGAAGGTAAATCCCTCAATGCTTGCCTGTATGTTTTCCAATCAGCGTCATTTGATAGAGTCACATCTCTGCTTTGTGTCCAGTCGCTTTCTGATAAAAGTTTATCTCTAAGTTCTCTTAATTGTTTCATTGCTATTGACATTATGCGTTAACCCTTAATCCAAATAGTGACATGTGTGTTCCAGCGTACTCTCCAGTTTCGCCCATAATTGCAAAACCAGTAAAGTTTGTATCCGCAGCTCCATTATTATAACGACCAAAAGAATTTGCCCTTATATATGCCCCAAGTGTTTCATTATAACCTACTAGATCAGCTTTCATCATAGGTCTGTAAACAGAACCTCTATCTGTGTTGATCCCATTTACAACTGGAGCAACAACTCCGTACATATCAATCTCGCCATAAAAACCAGTATCATCACTTGAGCCATCATTATCATTTAGATTTCTAAATAACATAAATCTATCATCACCGTTGTTGTGCGCTCCAATGTATGTACTTTGATTCACTGAAAGCTCTTGATTGTGCCATCTGTAGTTTGCATCAGTTAGCTCAGAACTTCCATTCATCCATCTAAACGATATATTGTGCGCTCCACTTGTATGAGCAGACCCATACCAACCAATAACTAATTTGTACGTTATGTAGTCCGTTGTGAAGACATCTTGAAATCGTATAGATGCGGCAGTAGAGCCACTTAACTGACTATTCGTTGAACTTACTTTTGTTTCTATATGTTCATACATCCCTGCTGCTTTTGGAATAGTTACTACTCCACCACTATCAAACGTCATAACTGTGTTAGAGTTCGTTGCGTCTTGTATTGTATTTACTTTTAATATTGAGGCCATTATACTGCTACCTCCATTGCTGTCATGATTGTCGGTGTCCTAACATTTTCAAACCCATTACTGTCACCTTGGTTTCTTCCTGCATAAAAGATACCATCTCCTGCTAAGCCTTGTATTTTATA